CCCCAATGGTTCTATTCGCGCCGCCGGGGTTTGCGATAAATGTAAAACTCGCATGAATAAATTTACATCGCGTGGTATGTACATGTAATAGATTCATTTCATTTCAATTTCATTTCAATTTCATTTCAATTTCATTTCATTTGTAGATATAAAATTGAAATATATAAATATAGAAATACTTAGTTACCATCATGGAATCAATAATAGATATTAGCAAACTATTGGGCAATATTCATTGCTATGAGCCAGAGATATGGAAACTGATTATGGATATGGTATTTATTCCATGCCATGAAGACCGTGAAGGAAAACATAAATATATCAGGGCGTTACCTAAGCCTGGAACTAATTATATTGTTGAAGGTTCATTTAATAATAATAAGAGTAATAATTTAGAAATGGTTATTTGCGACGAGTCAGTTACCAGAATCGGCGATTGTGCTTTCAGGGGTTGCCATAATATCGTGTCAATTATCATCCCAGAGTCCGTCACCACCATCGGATCTTATGCGTTCCAATTTTGTTCAAAGTTGACGACAATTAATATTCCTAATTCAGTCACAGCCATCAGCAATTCGGCATTCGAGTTTTGCCGCGATTTGACAACAATTAATATTCATAATTTAGTTACCAGTATTGGTGATAGTGCTTTCAGTTGTTGCATTAATTTAGAGTCAATTACTATACCTAATTCAGTTGTTTCTATCGGAAATAGTGCTTTCGTGGATTGCCATAGTCTCATGTCAATCACCATTCCTGAGTATGTTTCTTCTATTGATGAGTATACTTTTATAGGTTGCCATAATCTTACGTCAATAACACTTCCCGATTCGATAACTTATATTGGTCCATATGCTTTTTCGCATTGCCGTAACCTTACATCAATCATCATTCCCTGTTCGGTTACATCTATCGGCGATTATGCTTTCGAGGGTTGTATTTATTTAGAATCAATAACAATACCCAAGTCGATAATTCATATAAGCGAAAATGCTTTCGATAGTTGGCATACCATCAATTAGAAGGATTCGTCAAAAAAATATTAAATTCATAGATAATTATTTTATTTTTTTTATTGTATCAGTAAATATCATGGCATCAATAATTAATATCGACGAATTATTGGACAATATTCATTTCTATGAACCAGGGATATGGAAACTGATTATGGATCTGGTATTTATCCCATGCCATGAAGACATTGACGGAAAACATAAACATATCAGGGCTTTACCGAAGCCTGGAACTAATTATATAGATGTGGGTTCATTTAATACTAATAAGAATTTAGAAATGATTATTTGCGATGATTCAGTTACCAGAATCGGCGAGTATGCTTTCGAAAAGTGCGAATGTCTAAATACAATAATTATCTCCAATTCAGTTGTTTCTATTGGCAGGAATGCTTTTAGGGACTGCCGTAGCCTCGTATCAATTATACTTCCTAAGTATGTTACTTCTATCGGATATCATTCTTTCGGTTGCTGCCAGGATCTCGTGTCAATAACCATTCCTAATTCAGTTACTTATATAGGCGATTGTGCTTTCGTGGGATGTAGTAGCCTAGAAACAATAACAATTCCCGATTCAATTACTTCTATCGGCGAGTATATTTTCATGGATTGTCGTAGTCTCGTATCAATCACCCTCCCGAATTCGATTTATTATATTGGCAAGAGTGCTTTTGGAGGTTGTAGTAGCTTAGAGACAATCACCTTACCCGATTCAGTTGTTTATATTGGTAATTATGCTTTCTATCGTTGCCGTAGCCTCGTGTCAATAACAATTCCCGAGTCAGTTGTTTCTATCGGCGAGTATGATTTCGCTGGTTGTCGTAATCTCAAATCAGTCAACATTCCCGATTCTATTACTTCTATCGGCGAGTATGCTTTCAAGAATTGCCATAACCTTATGTCAATCATCATTCCAGATTCGGTTACCTCCATCGGCGAGGGTGCTTTCAATGGTTGCTATTATCTAAAAACAATTAACCTTCCTAATTCTATTACATCCATTGGAAAAAGACTTTTCATTACGTGTCGTAGTCTCACATCAATAATCATTCCGAATTCGGTTACCACCATCGGCGATTATGCTTTCGCGAGTTGCCATAATCTCAGATCAATCAACATTCCTGATTCGGTTTTTTCTATCGGCTTTGGTGCTTTCGCAGGCTGTTCCAATTTGAAGTCGGTATCCATTCCAAGTTGTATACATATCCACGGAAATAATCGCCAAAATAATATTAAATTTTGTGTTCGCATATAATTATCATAAATGTACAATATTCAGTGATTTTCCGTTTTCCTTCGCATTTCAAGTGAAACGCGACCAGAAACTTTTTCAAATTTCATATTTTCGCCAGAAAAAAGGTTCAGCTATTTCCGCCCTCCCTCTCAAAATGTAAGTTTTTTTTTTAAGTTTTTTTTATTTTCTTATGAAAACGATATATGGTTATATTATTTATGGTAACAATTCTCATCAATTACATATATGTAAAAACGAAAATTGGTTTTACATAAAAAACTTAAAAAAAAAACTTACTTTTGCCGCTACATAAAATTTAAATATGGTAATCTAAATGTATATATCACTCCTTAATTATTACAATAATATATATGTAAAAATCAATCGCAATTCAGCTAATAATGACACCATACGACAATATGAGGATACATAATGATAAGGATTTAGATGCGGTGAGTTAAAACATGTAATATAGGGGCACAATAGGGGCACAGAGGGCAATATAGGGGCAGTATAGGGGCACAAAACCACGAAATGAGGGCTATCATATATTTAAAAAATATAATATATATAATATAATCATGCCCATGTATGTATGTTCCGAATGTGAATATTCATCAAAAATAAAAACACATTATGGACGTCATATAAAAACAAATAAACATCAAAAAATGATACAAATTCATGATGCCACCATAGTCTGTAAATCAAACCCTATATGCAAGTATTGTGACGCTAATTTTGCTTCAAAACATAGTGCGCGTCGACACGAACGAAAATATTGCAAGAAACGTCCGTCTATAATTACTCTAATTATAATATCGTCACCAAAAAAAACATAAAAAAACATAAATTTTACTTAAAAAATATAATATAATATAATTGTAAATCATGCCTTCATATGTATGTGTAGAATGTATGTTTAAAACATCATTGAAAACAGATTATAAACGGCACTTAATTACAAAGAAACATCAAAAAACGTTAACGAATTGTGAAGCTACCACGGTTCAACATACACATGGGGGCACTACAGGGGCACAAGAGGGGCACACCTCACATTCCAAGCCAATCTGTCTGTATTGTAATGCCCTTTTCGCATCAAAACATAGTGCTCGCCGCCATGAGCGGAAATATTGTCGTGAACGTAAAAAAATGCTGGAACTTGCGAAAGTGAATGTTGTTTCTAATATAACGAATAATACAATGAATAATACTACAATTAATAATATTACTATTAATGGCTTCCGCCGAGAAGAATTGGAATTTATAACGGACACACAAATGACATCTCTATTACATCATCCACATACAATGATACCCCACCTAATAAAAGCCGTTCATTTCGATAAAGACCACCCAGAAAACCATAATATTCGTTATCCAAATAAAAACGAAAACCTAATTGTCATATATGTCAATGACGAATGGAATTATGCCGATAAATATAATATACTTGCCGAATTAATAGAAAATAAATATAGTGATCTTGATGAACATTTCGACAGTGTTCAAAATAAATTGCGACCGAATATAAAACAAAACTACATCAAATTTAGCAAACTTGTCGCCGATGAAGATGTTGCCACCATTAAAAAATTACATCATAAATGCCATATAATGCTTCTGAATGCCAGGGATATATCTCAAGCGCCATTTGAATAAATATTTAGAGAAATCAATATGTAATACTATATATATCATCATGGAATTTACCGATAATAATAACGAACCAGTTAAAATATTTTTAGATAAATCGGATATTGATGATGAAACTATGGATATAGTACATCGCTTTGCTAAAAGTGAAGTATTCAATGATATTCGCGTTATGCCAGATTGTCATAGTAGCGTCAATTGTTGTGTAGGTATGACATGTCGTATAACTAATAAAGTTATTCCAGCCATAGTTGGTGGAGATATTGGCTGTGGTATTAGTTGTTTCCCATTAAATAAAAAAATAAAAGAAAAGCAATATAAAATAATTGACGCTACTATAAAAAAACTTATTCCAATGGGAGGCAAAATTCACGATAAATCTATTATTACGGACGGGATCATGGATACGGTATATTCACGATGTAATAAAAATCTTATCGCATTAAAATATAATTTTCCCGATTATCCATTCCGCGATTTTAAGTATTCCAAAAACTTTTTCCCAGCACTCGTTTCAAAAATGCAATCGAAAACCAGTGCAAATTTATTTATGCGATCAATTGGAACATTGGGAGGCGGTAACCATTATATAGAATTTAATGAAGACCATGATGGAAAGGCATTCCTAACTATTCATTCCGGATCAAGATCATTAGGTCAAGCTATATGTACCTATCACCAAGCGAAAATCGTAAAACATAACAAGAATACTCTGGATAATTATTTAGAAAATGAAGAATTGGTAGAATATTTAATTGATATGAATTTCGCTCAGATTATGGCATCAATGAATAGAGAAGTCATGATTCGCATTATTATCAATGAACTCGGGGTTGAATGGAATGGAAATAAAATGATAGAAACTATTCACAATTATATAGATTGTGACCGTCTTATATTACGCAAAGGAGCTATCGCCGCAGAGGCTGGTAAAATGTGTATTATATCGTTAAACATGCGAGATGGTATATTATTATGTAAAGGAAAAGGTAATCCAGATTGGAATTATTCGAGTGCCCATGGTTGTGGCCGAATTATGTCCCGAACTTCGGCCAGAAACTTGTTGAAAATGAGCGATTTTAAAAGAGAAATGCGAGACGTATATTCCACAAGTATATGTAATAATACTCTGGATGAAGCACCAATGGCTTATAAAGATATGGATATGATAATGTCCTATATTGGCGATAGCGTATCCATTATTAAACAACTCAAACCTTTTATTAATATCAAAGGTTATTAATTTTATTTTCTCCTATAAATACATGACTAATATCTTATTAATTTCTATAATAGAAGCAATTTATGTCGTTTATGTAATGAATTATTTCAAGACACGATATAGTATTGCGCATCCCTTCACATATTTCAACAACAACTATATGTTCCACCCCATTGGTGTTTCCGATAAACCTCGATCAAATATTTGTCCATTTGGCCATGATATTTCATGGGGAATTGCCGCAGTATTGATATTACGCGGCATCCTATTACGATATAAACTCGCTAATCCGGTCATTGTTCGCAAATTGACCAAAATTGGCCTCGTACTATTATTCATAGGGTCTCTAATGAACTTTAATTGTGTTGCCTATCTGCTGCCAATATTTATTGTTGAATGGCAATTAGCATCATAAATAATTAATAAGAATATCAATATAACCGCTATAACATTCCCGCTGTTTAAATTTAACGTGTTGGCAATCAACCTGAATGCGATGGAGGCGGTCGGTATCATATAGTTGTCGCAATCCTATGGAATCATTGCGAAATATATCGGATTCAGTTAATGGATCAATAACTAGTTCATCATCGCGTTCCGCGCGTAATATATCATAGTATTCAAATCGAGCAGATGCCATAGGCGCGATTACTTCATCGATGGCCGACCATATCATTACAAAATTGTCGACCGCAGCTAGATTGCGTTTATATAATGCGGCCATTTCATGGTCTTTAGCATTATTTATATATACAAGGAAATCGTTGTTGGCTATATATTCATTATACAAATATGGATTTTTCCAGTATTCTAATTTTATTACGGAATATGATGGGTCATATAATCCCATATGTGGTGCTGCTATGGTAATGAGGCTATGAACGGGTTTTATTTTATGAGAATAGCGTTCTGTATAGCATCGCGCCAATAAACCGCCTTGACTAATTCCTATTAAATTTATTTTTTCGGTGCATATATCGAGATTATCTATACTAGTAGCCAATAATTCACATTGGCGGTTCATATTCATAAATATGCTATCAAAAAAACCATTTCCAATTTCTATATTGTGAATGGTGCCATATTGGCTAAGACTTTCCGCCAAACTGGTTAATTCGTTTTTACTACTGGCGATACCGTGGATGAGAATAGTATCGGCCGATGCGGCCGATGCGGCCATTGCGGCCATTAGCATTAATAATAGCATGATATTATGATATCCATTAGTATCCTTAAATTTTTTTCATCGTATTCTTTTTCGATAATTTCATGATTTTATTACTTCTGCGCAGATCGCGTATAATGGTGGGGATATGAATGGATTTTCGCCTAAGTATTTTTAAAATAGCCCGCGAATGTGCCGTTTTTTTTGGTAGAGAGTCCAGAGCATCCATAAAAATACCTAATACATCCTTTATATCTCCCAGTTTTAATTCTTCGAATTTGTCTTGTGGATATTTTGCGGCAGGTATAGCATTATTAAGATTAGTTATGACGACATCGGTTAAATTGTAGCTACCAAATATGGTTTTAACGGATAGACCATTAAATGAATATCCATGTTTATGGAAAATTTTAATTTTGTTGAGAACGGCTATTATAATGACAGCAAATCGTTTCAATGCGAATATATAGTTATTAGTATTATAATCAGTGGATATTATCAGTTCATCCAGTAGGTTATCCAACCGTTTTTCATAAAATGACGAAATGCTAATTCCTTTATAGTTACCTACTTTAGTGTAATGTTTTCTTGGAAAAAATAGAGATTTACCATCATATAATTCACCAGTGTCAAGCATAAATTCGGCTGGTTGCTGTTCCAAAAGGCCATTAAGATAGTTTTCTTTTGCCAAGGCCTTAATATTGTTTTCAGTGGGTTTTTTCAGTGCCTTTATAACCAAAGGATAATCGACATAAGTTTTTTTATTCTCAGCCATTAATTTATAGAAAACGGCCGATCTACTGGTGTTCAATTCTCTAACGATATAGAAATCATATTCAGTTGGGAACTTGGTAGTCATATAAATAATAATAATAAAAAATATTTTCTATTTTGGCTTAATCATACATCTTTTCCAGAATATGTGGTGGTAATAAATAGCGATGGTATTTTAATAATTTCTTGTAGCATTTACTAATGGTAACTTCCGATATTTTGCATATATCCGAAATATCTTTTTTTGATATTTCGATATCCAGCAGGTTACAGACAAGATAGATGCTACCAGAAGCAACCGATGGCGGTGTGTTCTCAGATACTAATGAATTTTCCTCAGCCTGTTCGCATACATACCGACAAATTTCCAGTACATTCGGCCCAATATTCAGCTTAGAACAGAAACGTTGGATGTAATCAATTGATTTAGATCCAACAATATCAGCGGATTCCCTATTATTGTTATTAGCATTCATAATTTCATCGAATTTCTTACAACCTTTAGTCATATGTGTCGCATTTATTTCAAATATGTTGGCAATCTCTTTATGACTTCGCGGCACATTTTTTATTTTACAGGCCTTATAGATGCATGATGCTATTAGTCCTTTTCGGTTGGCACCACGTGATATCTTGGATTCAGATATTTGTTTATAAAAGATTTTAGCCTCTTCTATTATACATGCCGTAATGCCATGATTTACCGCACGGACCTGGATACTATCGAATACATTATATAAACTCCGTTCTTTATAGGGCATCGCATTCCAGCCATGATAATTCCGTATTTTTTTCATTTCAAATGATTCGCCAGATTTAAAAGCAATAGTGGAACCCTGTGAGGATTGTGGCAGTAATTCGTTGGTAGGCATACCACATCTAGTAGGATCCGTCGATTTTGAGTCTTCATTCCCATAATACCGCCATTCAGCGGTGCTATCAATAGAAACATCTTTAATGTTTCCACATCGTTCACATATAAATTGACCTTTATTGTTAAGGACGCTATATGCATCACATATATCGCAATAGTCTTCTTCGTCGGGTTTAGTCAGTTCTTGGGCGGGTTTTATCGTGTTAAATAACGCATCGAAATCCATGATGAAATATGATTTATATTTCTGTTGAGTTCTAATAATAAGTTCAAATTTTAATCTTTATATATTTATTATTATTATCAATGATTGAAATAATTCCAGACCTATGGATATGTAAGTATCGCGAATTAGACGGCGTCAACTGCAAAAATATCGTTATTATAGATTGCTACCACGATTTAGATTTTATTACCAATGATAATGACCGCGTCCGCCATGAACTGGTTGAATTGTATC